CTTCATCATCTTGTTGGAATAAATCGAACAATTCCAATACTCTTCTTAACTCTGCTACTTTTGTTTGTAAATCTGTCATATTGTATATGTTTTAATTATTGATACCTAAAGATAAGAAGCCTCCCTTAAGGAGGCAACTTTTTATACAACTTTTTCCAAATTATTTTCATTCACAACAAAAACTTTATCTGCCCAAGTCTTAGCACTTACTGCTCTGTATTGTACCTGGTCCATTAAATTTGTATTGTAGAATAAAGAATTAATTGTTCCTACTGTAATAGTCTCAGCTATCTTTTCATCTATTAAGATTACCTTATTACCTTTTTTAGCAAATACTGTTAACCAATGCTTGGCTCCTTCAGGCTGGAATTCAATAGTTTGTAAAGCTCCTTTCTTCCATCTATTAAGAGAGGGTAATTCACAACCTATCTCATATGCTACCATAAAGCCTGCTGGTACTTTTACTATGGCCTGGAAGATACCTTTTCTACCTGAGATGAAATCTACTACTGTTAATCCTTTGATGTTGTTGATCATGATGTATATGTTTTAATATTGATACCTAAAGATAAGACCTTTTACCTTAGGGTCCAACTTTTTTTACAACTTTTTTTATTTTATTTTTTTTAAACTTTTTTATGGAAATAGTTGCCTATTAAAATCTTTGTTCGTATCTTTAGGTACATTAGAAGATTAACGGAGAAATAAGGGGCCTGGCTTTGAAAGAGAGTCGGAAGAGTAGACGGGCCGGTACCTTATATTCTGTAGTTGGTAATACCTACTACCTGTTACTACCCACTTAAAGCAAAGCTTTAACTTAAAGTGATGCTTTAACTAAAAAAGAAGAGCCCTGATTGGAGCCCTTTTTCTTATGCTTGTCTTTCCTGGTGTAGGATTTTTTTGACCTGTGGACTTGGTGCTTGGATGCTGCCCATCTCTCCTGGAGAGTAACTTGAATTGTTTTCATAGCTTAGAAGAAATACATATTGTGAGTTATGCTGGTTGGTACCTTGAATTGTTTACCCACTGAGGTATTTGCCCATTGGTTCCTATTATACATAGTAGGAGATATTTCAAGTACGCACCAAAGAGGTCCTACAGTTATTAATTTAGCTCTCAGTGTAGGAGAACCATTACAAGAACAATCCTTTCCTATTACCTCAGTCAATTCCTTTATCTTATCCATAGTATATCTTTTTTTAATATACCTAAAGATAAGAACCATAGGCCATATAGGCAACTTTTTTAACAACTTTTTTACCCCCCGAAGGGGGGAAGTAACCGGGGACTAAAACGGGTCTCAATCGGGTAACAAATCGGGTCATAAGACGGGTCTCCAAACGGGTAAGAGGTCGGGTTACAAAACGGGTCTCAATTGGGTTCCGGAAAGGGTTTTATAACGGGTATCGAATCGAGTTACTAGGAAGGAAAAAGGGGTTTATAGAACGGGTTATAAGTATAGATTTTTCTTATTATAGGAAAAAGTCACCAAGGGTACACCTATCCTATATTTTTCCTATCCTTATTTTACCATCCCTTTCTCTTTTTACTACACATCCTATTACCTTTACAGTACCTTTTAATACCAAGTACTATATGTTTTATACCCTTCCTTTCTTTTTACTACTCTTTATGATTAACCAAAGTCCTTTACCTTTTATATCGTTTCTTAATGATTCTCCCTATACCTCTCCATGTATCTTCCCCAGTCCATATCAATATAAATCGGGTATGAGAACGGGGATAGAGACGGGTATCAAGACGGGTTAGTAAACGGGTTCTTAGACGGGTCTATGAACGGGTCTCTCTATAGAATAATTGCCTTTACTATAGTATATTCTCCCCTTGCATTCATTATTACATCTTCTATTCTTTCATGTCTTCCATAATACCATTCTTCATTTATACCTAAGGCTATATCTACGATTGCTGGAGTATTATCTATTATTATATCATCATACCCTCCTTCATATCCTCTTACCATTACTCTTATCTCCTTATCTTCTATCTTACTTAGACTTTCAATTAATTCTCTTACGGTCATATCTCCTCCAATGTTAATATTGATACACAATGAGGGAAGTTATCATAGTCTCTAAGGATTACTAATCCTCCTGCTTCCTTTACCACCTGTACGGCTATTCCTTCTATAATCTTTCCTACCCCTTTTCTAGAGTTAAAAGCTATTTTACTTCCTCTATACTTCTTACGGTATAATACTACGTCTTCTATATTCATATAACTTTTATTTTGATTTTAACTCTATCAACCTGGAAGGTTGGGAGAATTTGCGCGACATGACTTGATATAAAAACGCCCCCTCTCCTAAGTTGCTAACTATACCTAAATATGAGAAAAAAGACTCACATAAGCAAGCCTTTTTGTAATTATCTTTTTCTAGATCTATTTGAGTTTTCAAGGAGTAACATAATCCCTATCACAAATCCAGAAAAGACACATCCTGCTGCTATTGTTCCTACTATTGCATGTATCATAACTTTCTTTTATATATTAATAAACCTGGAGCTGAAGAATGTACATCCTCTACCATAGTATTATCATTCATAAAAATAACTTTACCAACTGCTTTCCAGTCATTAGGAGCATAGTATGTTTCCATGTAAAGAGCTCCATCATGAATTTTATATGACAAAACATCAATTGGTTCATTAATCTCTTTTAACACTATAGTTATTTTTAATTCCTTTTTGTTTACTACTTTAAATTCAACATTGTGAAATTCTGTTTCCCAATTACCTTCTAAGAATTTAGGAGTTATTTTTTGAGCATTAGAGAAAGAGAATAAAAATAATGTAAATACTAATAATAACTTTTTCATGATTTATTTTGTTTTTAAAATTTATACTTAAATATATGGGACTTATTTATAAGTCATAGATAAAATATACCTTAGATCAAAATGACTATTTTGATGATTTACTTGAGCTTGAATTTTTAAATAATATTCCAAATAAGAAAGTGATTCCTAATGCTTGCCAAAATGTAATTAGATTGATTCCATCTATTGCTCCTACCAGAGAGTAATTCCATAATAACTGAACTGGCCATGCTAATATAATTGCTCCTACTGCAAGCAATGCTACTGCTGTTAATACTATTCCTACTTTTTCCATAATTATAATTCGTTTTCTTTTGTTCCTGTAATAGCATCTATATCTGCATACTTTGCATTTACTTGTTCTGCTAATACTTCTCTTAACATTTTAATATTCTCTGATCCTACCTCTCTTAAAGCTCTTAAAGGCGATTTATAAAGCTTAGGATGTGTCTTACCGTTTTTTAATATTACTTGAAAATAATTTTTTGATTTTTCGATTGGCTTTGTCATTGTATTTTAGTTTATGTATAATAAATTTCCTTGTTGATCCTCTATTTTTTGTACTTCAAACTTCTTATCTAATAAGTCTAATACCTCTCTTGCTGTCATTTGAAAGTACATTCTAAAAGCTTGTACAAACATTTCAAATGGAATGACTGCTTTACTACTATCCTTATGCTGAAGGTAGTATTGATAAAACAGGCCAAAGTCGTATTGACCTGTTTTTCTCATATTAATATACTGTTCTTTGTTCATTAAGCTACCATTTCTGAGGCTAGTTTAAATAGCTCTTGATTTACTTTTAGGTCTTTTTCAAAAGATTTAATCTTTCTTACCTTTCTTACTTTAGCTCCTTTCAATGCTGCTGCATATCCTCCTTGTGTAATTTTCTCTTGAAGGATATTAAACACTGTCCAAAGATCTTCTCCTTCATCTTCTTTTCTAGTAGGAGTTAAAATATCTACAATTGAAGCATCATCAAACTCAGCATCTAATTTCTCAGTTCTGATTTGCATTGCTTTAACAGCCAACTCTCTCATCTCTTCCGGTGAAAGAATCTTTGCTTGCATCTTGTTTAACACCTGAATTTTATTTGGAAGATCCTCTACCACTTGATTCATAATAGTTCTTAATTCTTCAAAAGTATATCCTGTGTGACGGATCTTAAAAGATGAGAAGTTTTCATCTGCTACTACCAATCCATTTGAGCATACTACTCTAAAGATTCCTACTCTAAATTGAAATGAATTAAATCCATCATGAGAGTTTGTTAAGATGATTCTAGGATAAGCATCATCTCCATTTTTACCTTTAATTTTAATCTCTGGATTTTGAAAAGAAATCATATGCTTTGAAAAGATTGTTTCTTTTCCTCTTGACTTTCTTTGAGCTGCTTGAACCGGAAGCCATCCTAATTCTTTCAAGTCATTAATGACCGTCTCAGTATTTACCATAGCATATTTTGAGCTCACTTTATCACTTGTAGGAGCCGTCTTAAATGCTACTGGGCATATATCTTTGATTTGTTCTTTTGTAAGGTAAGAATCTGCTAAACCTGTTTGAAATCTCATTAACATAACTTTTATTTTTAATTGATTAATATACCTAAATATATGAACTTAAATAATAGGAGGCAACTAATTCACAAACTTTTTTTAATTTATTTTACCAATCCTAAAATCTTAGCTCTGTAATAACTTACTTCTTTACCTGTCTTAGGATTTAAAAACATCTGTTTTGTCTTTGGAAGATTCTTCTGATATTTTTCTTTCTTAGCAAATTCTTCTAAATATTCTTTAGGGTAATCGAACTCTGCTTTTTCTATTCCGCTTGCAATACTTTTACCTCTATAGGTATAGGTTGTGATTATTCCTGTTATAGGACATGTAAATTTTGATATTAATTTTTCCATTCTTTTACTTGTTGAATTAATTGCCATGTATCGATTGCATCATCAGACATTTCCCATTCTTCATAATGCTTTAAACAATTCTCTAATACTGTTACCCATTCCTTTCTAGGAAGAGATAATTCAAATACAGAGTCTTCATTTCCAATTGTCATTTCAAAAAGCTTGGCAGTCTTCTTTTGGAATTCTATAGACTCTCTTATTGCATGTACAATCATATTAGTTACTTCTGGAGATTTTTCTTTGAAGAATTCTGCAAAAGCATAGGGTGAATCAAAATGTAACTGTTTCATATTCTACTACTATTTGGTAAAGATTTTTCTATTTTTGGTAGGAATGGATTTGTTGTAATAGTCTCGCTATCCATTCTAATTACTTCTGTATTAGTTCCTAAGATATAAACCGGACCATTATACTCATATGTATGCATAGGAACATTAAACATACTATCTCCTAATCCTGGCTGTTTAATAGGCTCAGTTATTCTTCTATTTCCGTCAAATGATCTGAATTCTCGAGCTGTAGTGCGGTACCATTTACCTTTTATACAGACCTCACATACTCCTGAGGTATTAAAATCATATACCAGTTTTACGGTATTTCCTGTTTTCTCTGCCATAACTTTTTTTTTAATTTCTATACCTAAATATAAGAATTATTTTTTACTTATCAAACATTTTCCAAAAAAATCCTTTATGAGTTTTTGCTTTTCCTGTTAAACAGAGTCTTATCTGTTCCCTATTATACCCTTCTGCAACAGCTTCTTTAATTGTAGAATATACTTGCATACCCTTTTTATTAAATTTTACAATATTCTTATACTTAATTCTTGATTGATTCATAACTTTTTTTATATCTTCTGAAAGTTTACTACCTTTCTTTTTTGATGGTTTTCCTTTTTTACTTTTAGATATCTTATCTTTACATTCCTCAGTCATTTTTATACCTTTATTCCAAGGTATATTTCCTTTTTTAATTCTTGAAAGTTTCTCCCGCACCTGTAATGTACGTTGCTTCCCTTTATTGCTTTGTCCTATCTTTCTTTTTGTTTCTTCTGATAGGTGTCCGGATATGTTTTCTGTTTCTGTCAATTTACAGTTTAATCCTCTATTTCCTAGCACGTTGTAAAAATCTTGCCAGTACCTCTCTCGTGTGTTTAACTCTTCCACCTCACACTCTTCTACTACCTCAAAGATATGTTCAGAGAAACCGTATTTTAATAATGAGTTATACAGTCTTGGCTGTTTCTTACAACTAAGTCTACTATACTTCTTTTTTCTTCCAGTAATATCTACTGCTTGTCCAATATATACTTTTCCGGTTGGACTTGTTATTTTATAAATTCCTATCATATTAAATAAAAAAGGAGAAATTAGATACACCCATCTTGCCCATAGGTAGTATTCTAAAATCTCCGTAATGTCTTTCTTCGGTAGGGCAAGTACCTGTTATTTAATATAAATAGATAGTTTTTAAAAACTATCACTTTTCTGTAATTGAAAGTATATGGTCATGAGCGTTCCATGCTGCTTTTGTAATAAGTTTCACAATAATATCTTCAGCATCTCTTTGATACTGTTGCATAGCTGCATATCTTCCTTGAGGTGCTTTCTTAGCTCTACTTAGATAATCTCCGAATATAACTGCTAAGTCGTGAATAGCTCTATCAATATCTTCTTCTTCTACCAATTCAAAATTTAACCCAGGCTTCTCTACAAAATTTACTGCAAATTCATCTAAAGTATCTTCTTTTTGTTCTTTTAGTAGGAAGTTTTTCTTCCAATCACCTATATTAAAATTTTCCATTTTTTATACTTTCTTATAAATATGAACTATTTTTTAAATAATTTAAAAAAATCTGTACTTATATTTTTCTCCTTTAACCTCTCATTCTTCTCATGCTGTTTAACCAATTGATTGGCTACAATCTGTTGTCTGGTAGGTTTAGTTTTCTTCTTTGCCATATCCTTTGTAATTCTCTGAGATATAATTTCTTCCATCTGTAGGATCTTCTTCACTCTCCCACAATCCTAATTCTTTAAGATGTTCTAGATGATGCTCGTCTAATTCCCAATCTGGTTCTCCTCCTTGTTTGTCTACATAATCCTCCATAGCAAGAACTTGTTTATCAGTAATAGGTGATACTGAATATAGGAAAGAACAATTGTAGCACATAAGTTCTATATTATCCAATTCGTAGTTCTTTTTATTTCTATCTTTAAACTGAAGTATTAAAGGTATTTTTTGATCTACAACTCGAGGTTCATGAAAGCCACATCGGCTACACTCTTCTTTTAAATATCCTTCAAATATTAGTCGTTGTTTAATTTTAGCTGGTTCAAAACTCTCAACAGCAAGTCTTCCTTCTATAAGATCTTTTAGAGGTGCTTGCTTTCCTTTATTGGAAATAAATTTAGGAATACCTACCCCAGACATATTCTTATGTGCCTCCCATAGAGATACTCCTTCTTCATTTACATAAGTCTTTGCAAACTTTTTGTAATGAACAAAGCTACATCTAAGAAAGCGAGCAGCTCCTCTATTACTTTTAGAGTTCTGCATCGCTCTTAAACAATCTTCTTTAGATATAAATTTAGCTTTTGGCATTTATTCGTCGTCGTCTTCTAATTCTAAATCCTCTACATCTTGTAGATCTTCTACTTCTTCTTCGACAATTTCTTCTTCTAGTTCATCATCTAGAGCTTTGTCCACAACTGCTACAAGTGCTTTAGCATCGTCTGCTAATTCATCTTCGTCGTAATTTAAAACCTCTAAAGGAACATTTCTCACTCCTCTGGATGTATTCTCCATTTCTTGAAGTTTTCTAGCTGTATCTTGATCTAGAACATCTAACTCTGTTACGGTGTAGTCTCCTTCACCAATTACTCTAATACGCCCTACCTTTGGTTTTACATCTGAGCAGTTAACGCAGAAGTCATATCCGAATTTATCTAATCGGAGTTTTGGCATATCATTGCCACATCTTGAACAAGGAATCATTTCTAAATTCATAACCGTTTTTGTTTATTAATTATACCTAAATATAAGAAATTGCCTCCAAAGAGGCAACTATTTTTTCTGTTTTTTTAAACTGGAGATAACACTCCATACTTGTTCTGGTGTTTCGAAATCAACGGTGATCATTTCTTTACCATCTGACAGATCTATTTTTCCATCCCAATTGTCTAGGGTAGGTACTTGATAGATGTAGTATTGAATAAGAGCAAGTTGTTCTTTACTGAAATGTATTTTAAATAGATTTTCAATTACTTGTAAGAACTTTTCTTCGTATATAGTCATATCTACTCCTAGTTCTGATTCCATAAAATCTCTTCTATCTTCTATTTCCTGGAGTAATAATATACTCTGTACAAACAATTTCTTTTCCATAACATCTCTATCCAGCTCTTTCTCTGAAATTCTTATACTACCCTTTAAGTAATTGTTTATCGCCTGCCTGATTACTTTCTTCATATGTATAGTTTTTTACTTCGAAAATTGTTAAAAAATCATTTACAGGTAACTGTTTTGTCAATGAGAAGAATTTTATCGCTTCTTCTTTACTTGCTGCATAAATTACTCCTACTGGTTCTTGTGTAGGATTATTTTTTGAATAAAAACAAAACTGTGGCATATTATATTATTTTAAGTTACTTATCCTTTTGCTGCTTGACTTAGAGCATTAATTATAATTTTATTAAGATATTCAATATAGATAAAGAATCCTATAATCGTCTTATCCTTTAATTCCCTGTCTCTCTCAACAGCTAACCCTAGAGGTGATAATCCTTGGTTTAATTTTTGTTGTAATTCCATAGCGATGTCGTCTTGTTCTTTCTTAGACATGCCTGTGAATGTGGTAGGAAGGAATTGTACCTTCACTCCTTTTTTATTTGGATCTTCATTTACATCAATCTTAAGAACAAATTTATGTCCTTTAAAGTTTACTTTAGTTACTTCTGAAAGTATTTGTTTTATTTCGTTTAATAGAGTCATATTTGTTTTTTATATAAATAGTTAAAGATTTATGTATTTTAGATTTGTCTCTGGATTATGCTGTATATAATGTCCCCACTTGTATTTAGCATACTGATGTCCTTCTATCTCTGCTTGTTGTCTTCTTGCTTTCTTTTCTTCTGTATCATTTGTTGATAAAGATACAAAATGGTAAAAATGTACATTATAATTTCTAACCATCCTCAGTCCTGACATTTGACATTTCATAAAGAAGTCCCAATCTGCTACTACTCCAAGATCGTAATTTTCATCCCAACCTCCAACTCTTAAATAATCGTACTTATCCATAAAGATAGGAAGTGTTGATCCTGTAAGATCTTTTTTATCTCCAGATACTATATGATAATTATATCTCCAAAAATCTTCTAGATCAAATATAGCAGGATCTCTTCCTAGATCTTTTATATGAATCTGTTTAAACATACTAGGAAAAGGCTCTATTTGATTTGGAGTAATTACACATCCTTCTTCCCATTCATTCTCTAAATGCTCATCCCAATGCTCTGGAAATACGTTATCGTCATTTACTATCAGAACTTTTCTATTTGTTGCATTTGATACTCCTAGATTAGTTCCTCTACAAAGCCCTACATTCTCTTCCAGGTTTAGTATTTCAATATGATCTTTCCATTTTTCAAGTACTTCCTTATTCAGATCGTAGAATCCATCTACAACTACAATAATTTCATTACTATGTAGCTGTCCTTCTATTGCTGATCTTAAACAAAGGTCTAATGCTTGAGGAGATTTATATGTTGGAATTATTACTGATATCATATCTTTGACCAATCTGTTAGAGGTGATAGCCAAGCTGTTTCTCCATGTGTTGCATAACCGGGTAATGGTGTTACTAGTAATTCATTCTGCTCTCTTAAGTTTAAAAACATTTTAAAGTCATCTGGGTAGTGCCCTTGATTTGTATATTTTCTTAGGATAGGTTCTGTCCTCTTTAATGTTTTTACTGTTGATGCGAACGTCATAGTAGTTGAATTTGTAATCTTCCAATGACATGACTCTGTTAAGTACACTCTAGTATCTTCTGCTCCTCCTTCACAATATGGATTACCTCCTTTGGAAGGATCTAGATACTTGTCAGGATGATCATATAAAGATACGAAAGAAGCTCCTAAGCTCAAACCCTCTTTAATAGCTTTTGGTGACTGCTGTCTGTGTAAATAATCATTCTCAACAAAGTATACTACTTCTTTATCGTCTAACTTCAACGCTTTGTTTAAGGCTAAATTAAATGTACCTGCTCCATGTCCTACAGATACTTTTTCTATATTAATTGGATCAATATACTTTGCAATCACAGTTAATGTTTCTTCACTACAGTTGTCTGCTATAATTTGTATATCATGTATATGATCAAAAAATACATTGCAAAAGTTTTTCAGACAAGCCTCATTACCTATATAGTCTGGCTTAACTTTACTGTATCCTGCATCTGATATTCTGTATATTATTTTCATAGTTTAAAAATACTTTTAAATCGTTTCATTACTACTTCAGGACTAAACTCTTGTACTAAATTTTTATAAATACCCTCATGGTTTTTGTGTTTAATAGATAATATCTGTTCAATACACTCTTCCTTATTTGTATACCACTTTCCTAAATCTCCTAACATTTCTATGTGATTAGCATCTGTATCTGTCAAAGGTAGTGGGCATGAAATAACTGGTTTGTCTTGATAAAGAAACTCTGCTACAGCTAGTCCAAAAGATTCTCCTCCACTCCTAGCATGTATCATAGCATCACATGTATTGATAAAACCTGTTTTCTTTTCTAAATCCCAGGTTGGTTCTAGGTGTATGATATTTGAATGCTCTTCACAAAACTGTTTCGTATTTAAGAATATAAAGTATATGTTAGGGTAGTTAGTAGCAACTTCATAAACAGCTTGCTGTGCAAAGGATATATCAAACTGGTCAAAACCTCCATGCCTACCTATTACGATTGCATTATTAGGTATACCTAAAACATCTCTATAATTTTCAGTTACTTTTGGAAGTGTTACAATATACGGAATGTAATTATCATGATTATTTGTTACAGTTTTTGATAGCCATTTTGAAATATATGTGTAATATTCTCCGTGAGGTTCGTTTATCTTAAATACAACATGCACTAGATTAGTAACTCCTGCAACTATTTTACTGTCAGCAAATCCTGCTTTATGGTAGTATATGTAATTAATGTCTTTTACTGCCAGATACTTAGAAACTTCTGAGAAATCGTTATATAAAAATACTTCAAATTCTTTTTGGAACTTCTCTAAAGTTGAAAGATCTTGGTTTTTATCTGAAATGATATATGCTTTCCCTTTTAGTATTTTTTGAAAGTAGTATGCGTAATCGTATAGTGCAACCTCTGTGCCCCTGATGCTGAGTTGATTACTGTGAAAAGCGATTTTAATCATTAGTACTGTTTTTTAAATAATCTATACTCAGTCACACTAGGAAATTCATCTAGGTGACCATATACATTAACAAAGGTATCTGTCATTTTAATTGGTGCAGCAGTACTAAAAGGTAGAATGTTTGTATAGTGGTTCCACTTAGTATGTACGTAATTTTCGTTATACTTTCGTATAGGGTTTGGAATATATGGACTACCTTCATAGGTTGTTGCGTTAGCATTATAACTATGCGGTACACCTAAGCATTCAATATTTACATCTCTAAGCTTACATCTATATTTATAATCATTATCCTCACAGCCTGCGTAAATAAAGTTCTCATCAAACCTACCTACTTTATTAAAAGTATCTCTATGTATTCCATACAATGAAAATTCAAAAGAATTATTATAAGTACCTACAATAGTAGTTGGAGTTACTGCATCTGTAATTGCATCTAAAATTTCTTCACTAAATCTAGCATCTTCCTGCCCTACTATGATTATATCGTATCCGAAATGATTAAACCCTATATCACATATTACGTTCCAACCTCCAGAACATCCTATATTTTGAGAAGTAACATACGTTATGTTATTTTTAAACTTTTCGGGGATTATCTGCTTATTATTATCTATAATATGTAGTTCTGTATTTGGATAGTTACCGTGATCATACCATTCGCTAAAGTAATCTATTGCTGAGTATCCTAAAATAAAGAGTTTATTTTTCATTTAATATGTTTTGTATTTGTTCTACAACTTCCTTATCAGTAAGATAAGGATTTAAAGTTAAATGTCCAACTGATGTAAAGTAATGTTCTGGACCTAGTTTAGGTTCTTGTATCTTTCTTAACACTCCGTTCCACCCGTATAGTTGATGTATAAAGTCTCCTGTGATGATTGTTTTTGTTCCTACTCCTGCTGCTAGATTACAGAGACCTCCCTCTGCTCCTATGAAATAATCGCAGTTCTTTAAGAACGATGCTTGCATTGAATACTCTGCCACATTATTGAAATCAGCCTCCCTTACATTGTAACCCGGTGGCATTCCTACCGGTGTTAGTAGTATGCCTGAATGGTTGTTGAGTTGTTCTATAATCCAATCCGTGTTTCTATGTTTACCTCCGTATCCATATCCAGGTATATCAATACCTTTTTTATACTCCTCTTCTGTAAATATAAATGACCGTTCCTCCCAGTTACTTAGATAAGCTACTATTTTTAATCCTTGATCTTTAAAAGGTTTTAGAGATTTTTCAACAGCTAGATCAAAAGCCTTATTTGTATATACTTCAAACTCTGTTGTAGGATTTTTAATACCACATTTCATTTGGTAGTACTTTGGTGGCTGTATATTGAAATCTATTTCATGTAAATCATAAACAATATCATAAGCAGTTCTGTCACAATCGAAGAGATATACTTTGTTAATGAATGGATTGTTGCATAGGAGTTCGTATGGCTGGTATAGGTGTATTAAATAGTCTACGACTATTTTGTTGTGGTCACTGTATCCTGGATTATCTTGCCAATGTAGCTGCTTTGCTACTGAGGATGCAAATAATATGTCTCCTATGTAACCTGTACAATTTATAAGTACTTTCATAAAAACCTCTTATAAGATATCTTATACTTTTTTATAACAAGCCCAAGCTACTTCTGGGAATCTTATCTCGGTGTTCATTTGCAGGTTATTGTGCAGTATTGATTTTGATATGTCAGTGTAGTTTATTTCCTGCCAACCCCAACTACACTCGTAAGTTAGCCCATCTATGTTGTCTGAGTTGTGGTTATAATCATGTGCCATGATAAAATCTCCCTGCTTGATAAATTGTGAAAAGTAATTAAACTCTTCAATCTTATTTCCTCCATCACATAGTACGCAAACTTTTAACTTAGTATCTTTTAAGAATTTTGATATAAGCGACTTACCTTCTTCAGAGAATATATCTACTTTGTAGAAAGATACCTGTCTCTCGTTAAATACGTCTAATACTTTGCTAAATTCTGCTTCGTCCCATATTCCAATATCTATTGTATGTATTTTAACTTTTAGATTATTATTTTGCTTGATTTCATCTAACAATACTGTAAGCCCTCCTTTATATGTTCCAATCTCAATAATCAAGTCAAATTGTTCATCAATTAGAAATTTTTCAAAATAGGGAATAATTTTAGGCATTTGAGATAATACAAAAGTATTGCCGGGATTTGATAGAGTTGTAAATTCAAAATGACCTCCTCCAATGTGTGTAGTTGTAATGTTCATTATTTTGTTACTTTATAATTAGTACTTTTAATCCATCTAACATTTTCTAAACCTGTTGAAAGTTCTTCAACATCTGCTGTTAGATTTTTATATCCTATGTGCCTATCGTTATAGGCTTGTGTTAAGTAATATTGTTTTCCTTCAAAGAAGTCTTTCTGATGTTCTTCTTGTTTCTTGCTCATGTCCCCATTATCTTCATGATACAGACATAGAAATGTTCCTACTTCGTTCCTTTGTACAGGAATACCAGCCCACACGAATCTTTCTCTTAGGTCCTCGTCCTCATTACCCCATCCTTTGTATAGTGGATTTAATCCGTTGATTGCTTCAAAGTGTTCTCTCTTTAGGGCAATCACTCCACCGTAAAAGGCTGAGTCGATCTCTTCAGACCACTTTCTATATCCTCCTGGGATGTCTAGGAATTCTCTTGGAGATTGATTGTCCTTTCCTAAGAAGATCCCTTTACGTGCTGGTAGGACTGGGTGGTCTGTTACTTCGTAGCTTACATCATCGGTTGGGTAGTAATCTACTTGCTGTAAAACAATTATGTCTCCCTTAGCATATTTGAATCCTATATTCTCAACACAAGCTATCCTAAAATTATCATTGTCATCTTGTTCTGATACAATGATTTCGTAAGACTCGTTTTTAAAAAATTCTTGAAGTCTTGGAAGCATTATCTTCAAATGCTCCTCCCTATTGCGGTATGGTATTATGATTGAGTATTTCATAGTGTTGTATCGTAGTGGTGCTTAAGGTGTGGAATTCTATCATACTGGTGAACTATGCAGTAAGGTTCTTTGTTTGTTTTTGTATACAGTACACTCTCCCTTTCTTCTGAGTATTCGGAAATGTTATCAACTATAGCTCCTATCTGGAAAGCCCATGAGTCTTTGTAGTCTACCCATTGACATTTGTCTTTTAGTAGGGTACTTGTGAGTATGTTAAACGAAGGTTGGTCGGCATGTCCTATGTTGTTTGACATCAGGTATAGAGTTAGGCATAGGTCTTTACAAATACTTGCAGTGCAAGCAAACGTACCTACATTACATACAAATCGATCTTTAAGTAAGTACTCGTAAATATATCCTCCGTAGTTCTTTAGTGCGTTATCTTTATTCCAAGGTTGGTCCTTATATAGAATTCCTTCTGATGGAACTAGAATGTCTTTGTACATGTTTGCATCTAACCAGTGTGTTGGATTGGTTTGAAAAATAACATCTCTACCGTCTGTAAAGACAACTCTGTTGTATTGATTATCCAGTTCGGTCTCTATTAAGTACTGCCATAAGTGAAACAACCTTACGTTATGTACTAATTCGTTTGCATTTTGAGGAGTAACATATCCTGAGTGGGTTAAAAAAGTTTCATGATGCTCTCCTCTATATGTACTGTTTGGTGTAATCACCATGCAACCTGCTTCCTGTAGCTGTGTTATAAACGGATCTTGTGCTTTGAAGTTATAAGCCATTACCAATATGTCTCCTTCGTAGTCTGTTTTTTTAATTGAATGAAGCCAATTCTTTATATCCACCCAGTCATAGTTACTGCTGATTGTGGTTACTATTAGATCTTTTTTCATAACTTTAGTGCTTTAATTAAATTTGCTGTAATGGTTGGTTCTACTAGATTTCTCGTGTACCACTCTTTTGCATTAGCTGCTACTTCTACTAATATACTACTATTTTTTATAACTTCCAAATAACGTTTTGCAATTTGTTGAGAAAGTTTTTCATGATCAGCATACCTATAGGTACTATCAAACTCAGTGTCTACTGCTATGTAGTGTACATCTGGTATGAGTGGATCCGCAGCTTCTGTGATATACTTTGGTCTAATTAAAGGTATTCCTAATCCAAACATTTCTATATCTCTTAGGCAGAGATCACCACACACCGCACCTCCACCACCGCCAATTGACAGTACTAATTTAAAGTTTAGAGCTTCCTGTATATAGTAGTCAAACTGAACAGGACTTCCTTGCATATTAAGTTGTTGTGGGGTAAGGTAGTTTGGCAGTACTTCGAGAGACTTTCTCACTCCTAAGTACTCCTGAGGTACTCCTACATTGTACAGACTACCTCGCCAATGTAATCTACTGTCAAGTTCTATTGAATTTCTATATTCCTGTACTGCTTCGTAGTTTAATTCTCCAAACTGCCAAACTGTTTCAGGATATACTCCTCCTGTTATAGTGTGCCTAATTGAACCATCTACAACACTATCCCAGTATTGTGAATTATATTGCCCTACTACTGCACCTCTAAATGTTGATAGTTTTGATAATTTTACAGTAAGTTGAGGACTGTCTCCAAAATCATACACCTTAAATTCCTTAGTATCTTCATACTCAAATATAAGAATTGATCCATGAGTTATATAAATACCTTGAAATACATGCTCACCATTGCCTTGGTATTCAAACCTCTGTACTTCGTATACTTTTCTTAGATCTCTTTCAAGAGCTATTGAGTTATTATAATCAAATCTATAATCTGCTATACCTTTATGGAAACTATAAAAATTTAATTTTCTCATATAGCTTCTCTATGGTTAGGATGAATAAAATGTTTATATTTTTCTATATTATCAATTACATATTGAGGCATTGTAGTATCGTTTAACTCTAGTACTTTACCTGGACCTCTTAAAAATAAATCTGCACCAGTCTGTAAGCAATATTCTATATGTTGATCAGTCTTAAAGTGCGGTAAATTAAGTTCATAATGTCCATAGGATTCTAATTTCTTAATCAGTTGGGCTTTCCCTCCGAACCAACTCCAATGCCAACCACCATTTGGAACGATTATGCCTGTATACTTTTCACGAACGTCTTTATGTAATGAGCAAGCACCTCCTAACTCCTGTTGTATATTTAGAAGTGTTTGGTAATTAAATACTTTAAATCTTGTCCAAGGATTCTCAAAAGATAAGCAATTAATCCAATAATTACAAAAGATCATATCAAGTGCATAGATTTCACCTGTCTTTACATGCGGTATTAATTCTTTCAATGTTTCCTTATATGGAATTTCATCTGCATCTCCAAACAATATAATATCCTCAGGCTGTACTTCCAGTTCTTTTAGTATTGTTGTAAATGTTTGTGATATTGTCTTTTCTACTTGATCTGGTTGCAGCTTTAATATATCTTCCGAAAAGTCTGTATATGTCCTATAACATATATTAGAGCCTGTAAATGGGAAGTTTGGAAATTCTTCTCTACGTTGCTTCTGATGCGTGTGAGATGGTTCTAAAAATACAAAAGTATCTACAACTTCAAAAAGTTCGTTCAGATTTATTTCTGTTAATTCTTTTTCGTCTGTGTAGAGGCTTAGTTTATAAACTTTCATAATAATTATTCTGTCTTTCTTGTCTTTCAATTGTCTTTGGATGATATAAGCAATATTCTTCCTCAGCTGGTAATAGGGTAGATGTTTTAAATCCTTCCAGTACTTCATGTACTTTATTTTTCCATTTTATGCTAGAAATATTTCTATAAATTCTCCATTGGTAGTCTGGGAAGTTCACCCAACCTTTTTGATTTACATTCCACCTCCATTTATTAATATGTTCTTGTGTTAATCCTTCTACTGTATTAATTCTTGGTACAAGAAAAATATCTACCTCTTGATTAATTTCTAAAATGTAAGGTAAGTTATTAATAAGATCCTCTGTTGGTAATTCATCAGCATCTATCTGGAAGATATAATCTCCTTCACAGAATGAGGTAAGTAGGTTTTTCCAATCAGCAAAATGTCCTTCAAATCTATCTCTGTAAAGTTTTATATCAGAAGGTATTGTTAATAAGTATCTGTATACTTCATCTTTACCATTTGAATGGTCTAGTAGGATAACAATTTCATCTTGTTCACGTTTATTTGAATGAAGGAAATCAACCAATCGCTTGATCTCCTCCAATTCATTACAAACTGTTATTGCATAACTTATTTTCATACTTAAATATATGAAGATTATTCTTCGGAAGCAACTTCTAGATCAAAAAATCCTATCTCAGATAATGCATCCATAAAATCTCTTTCAGAAAAATATTTAATATTCTTCATATCCATTTTATGTGTTTGTCCTTCCGGGAAGTTTTTCTTTTCTTCTTCTGGAATTTCTGCAGATTTAACAGCAGCCCATCTCCAATTCTCAGCAGAAGTACCATCCACAAATACCATTCCTTTATTTGGAAGTGTTATAGTAGAAGGAAACCATACTTGATTATCCTTATCCGTGTACATGATATCTTTATAAAGTTCTGGTGCTGATTCAATGGCTTGAAGTACAGGAGTACTTCCTACTTTCATAGCTGTCGAGGAGCTTTTTCCGCATCCAAAACAAAGCCAAGTTGTAAGATCCTTCTCCACTTGCTGTTCATAACATGCATTACTCCCCCCACAAGGGCAATCCTTTAATTGATCCTTTTCCATTATTATATTTTTTTAGTTATGTAATAGGTACTGTCATCTTCAGAGTACCCTTTATTAAATTCAAACTCACTACTATTTAATTTCCTAAATATGTTTTGAAAATAACTTAATCTGTCATCTCCAAGACCATCTCCATCATAAGGTTCAAATTTTATACCCTCACTATCGGTATTCTTTAGAAAAGGAATGATTTCACTATTCATCACTTTCTGTAAAAATAATGCTTTAGGTAATCGATTTGGGTCATTATCATCCCACTTAAATTGCTCTTCGGGAGTAGATGCATTTAGATTCCCAAATTTTAATTCCCAAAAATTATCACTTGGATCGTACACCAGTCTGACTTCGAAAGGAGAACTGTCATTAGTTCCTTTAAATTCTTTTGGTTTGAATATTAAAACCTCCCCTTGATTTAATTTCCTTATACCCCATTGAGTTATTTCTGTAAGAAGGTATTGTTTTGTAGCTTCTTTCCTTTCTGTTAAATTTAAGTAGTGCCCCATCTTTTTGTAAATTTCTGTTGCTAGTATTGACAAGGCTCTCATCTATTCTACTTTTTTTAATTTTGGTAATTCAATTTTTTTCAATTGAGGTAATTTCAATTGTACTTGTTTAGGAAACTCAGGAACATACTGTGTTAGAAAAGAATCTAACGTCTCTCTCATCTTTTCGTATGAGAATTGTGTTCTGCTCTTATGTCCCTGTCTTTTAGCCAATTCTTTATACGTTTTATAATTGTCATAAACATCTTTTAATGCTTGACCTACCTGGATTGGATCTGGTGAAAACCATTGACTCTCTGTAAGAATCATATTCTTAACTGCTGCTGAAGGATGTACATTTGTAAGATTTCCTCCTATGTATTTTACAAATTCTTTATCAAGGAAATCAACATGACCTGACCAAGCTGATGCTACGATAGGTTTATTTACTAAGCTAAATTCAAGTAACGGTCTTCCAAATCCTTCTCCTTTTGTTAAAGAGATCATTGCTTTTATTTTTCCTGAATTGTATAGTTCGTTGATTTCTTCATCAGTCATATCACCATGAAGTAAATAAATATTTGGAAGAGTTCCTTTTACTGTTTGTCTTATTGCATCAATTCTGTTAAGAACTTCTTCTCTATCCATAATAGATGTTCCTGATCCTGCTTGTACTTTCAACACTAAAGCTGGCTGTTTTCCTTTAGGCTTGTTTTTAAATGTTTCTAGAAAAGATTTAATAGTATACCCCATATTCTTTCTATCCTCTCCTACAACTCCAGGTAACCAATGTCCTACTACTAGAAAACAGAATTGCTCATCTATTTCGTCAAGTTTTAATTTTGTAGGAAGTGCAAGTGGTAAATACTTTTTAGTATCAACTCCTTCAAATAATACTTCTACTTTTGTTTTTAATTCAACTACTCCTGTTACTTGTCCTGTTCTATTATCCTGCATATTGAATTTAGAATCTTCAAATACTTTTTTAGCATGCTCAGAAGATACCAATACCAAATCCATATTATTACATCCTTGAACCCAAGAAGGATCACAAAGTGTTGTTTCTATTCCTGCTGTTACTCCGATATTATACTTACCTACCTTTTGGAATTCATTAGGCACTGTGATTTGAACCCAGATGTCTGGCTGCTGTGTCATTTGAGGAATAATTCTAGAAGCTAAAGAATCGTTTTTATGATCTTTTAAATAACCAAATCTAGTTCCTCCCCATCTCTGAGATAGTATTTTTACTTCATACTTGTCTAAGTCTATAATTGATTGTACAAAATCTCTTGCTCTTGCTCCATAACCGCTGTAAGTATCTACTGGACAACTTACTACTAATGTAGGTTTACTCATAACTAGTATATTAATTTATGTGTTATACGTTTTTTAGGTCTGTCTGTAATTTTATGTAATTCAAATCTCTCTCTTGGTTTGAATTTATCGAATGATTCATTCATTGCATCAATTACATTCTCGCACATCTGTCTTGCTGACATTCCTGATTCATCAGATGTTACCCACTCTCTTGCTTTTAATCCTTTAGCATCTCTTTCTTCTTTAGGAAGGTTATATACCTGTAGTAAAGCTTCAGCTACATCCTCTGGTCGACATCTATCATCAAAAATGTAAGGTGTAGGAACTGAACCAACTAATGATATGTTTGAAGGAAATACCGGTACTGCCCAATCTCCACAATCTCTAACTGTACCTCTATGGTTGGAAGGAAAGTCAGGAGTAAAATCAATCCATTTTCCGTCTTTATCTGTAAACCTCATTTGATCTTGCATACCTCCAGTTACATTGGCAATAATCATTTTACCTGCCATCATAGCTTCTGTTAACGATAATCCCCATCCTTCATTTGAAGTAATTAACATATTCACATCAGATACATTATATAGTAAATTCATCTGAGGAGTGTCTAATTTATCTTGAGAGAAGTATACGTTTACATATTCAGGATCACATAATGCTTCACGAACAGCATAAAGATCTGTACCGTTATCATCTACAGCTTGTGTATGCATTACTAACGCACATTTACTTGCTTTTTCTCTTCCAATCATATCACAAAACATCTTGTAGGATAGTATTACATCTCCTGGAGATTTTCTTCTAATATTTCTAGAATTAAAAACAACTACAAAGTCTATCTCCTTATCCTTAAACATATTCTTTCTAAAATCCTGGAGTAGTTTATAATTTTCATGTCCTTCTCTGATAGGGAAGAAATGATTTTCATTTATACCATGCGGTACGTATTTGATTACTTTATCCTTTGCAGACTCTCCTAATACTATTTCATTAATATTTTTAGTTTGTTTTGAAATAGCCATTAATAAATCACATGATTCGTAGTATGCTTTATTGTATAAAGGAGCTGGGAGATCATCCCAAATGTTTAAATAGAATAAAGGAATTTCATTTCTTATTTCTCTTTCTATTTCAAACAACCAAGTCCAGTATCTAGGATCTGTAAAGATAAAAATTGCATCTGGTTTTTCTTGCTGAATTAAAGAACGAATAAGCATAGCATCTCCATATCCATTATTTGGAAATACTCTTACCCAAGCATCTTCCATACCTGCAAACTTATTTACATCTTGAGAGATGTCTAATCCTTTTCCTACTTCAGGGTGATTGATTGCTGCTCCTACGTTCAGCCAATTGAAGTGATGTGCTGTTCCTATAACAATCTCTCTTGCCATAGTAGCGATACCGGAATGCATCCTAATATCATCACATAACAGAAGAATCTTTTTACGATCTTCTCTTTTTACATAACGAAATTTTTCTTTCATGTAACTATTTTAATTTAATATTTGTTTGTGTATGCAGTTTATCTTTAAACTCCTCTTCTGTAAGATATAAAAAAATTGCTCTGTCTACAAGCTTTTGTAGAGAAAATTTATGCCTTACGCATTGTTCTTTAAATTCCTGTAGAAGATTCTCCTCTACTTTAACCGATGTTAGCTTTTTTGTGTTCATACTTATATAATTATATTTATATATAAATATACCACTTTTTAGAAAGTCGCTGTACAGTACTCAGTATTCTTAAATTCACAGAACATACAATTTGATCTGGAAGGTGTCTTTTCATATTCCTTATCAATATATTGTCCGTGTTTATCAAAAGCATCATTAATAAATTTTGCAAGAGCTGTTGTGGCTTGTCCTCTTTTTATTTTTCCTGAGGGAGGTATAAATTCTTGAACTCTCCTACCCATTGCCGGAAATTCTGGATTGGCAGGAACTTTTCTCTTTACAATAAAATATTTTACATCTACTTTATCTACATCTATATTAAACTGTCTTGCTAGGAATTCTTTATAAAGAAGTAATTGTGCTAGCTTTTTATCATCCTTCTTTGCATAATCATTCCATCCTGAGGTTGATGTTTTAATATCTAGAATAATATATTTATCATCCTGCTCATCATAGAGAACAATATCAATATACCCTTTAAAGAAAACATTCTCAGCTATTTGATGTAATAGTGGAATTTCTACTCCTACCAGCTTATAGTACTTGGTACCGAAGTAAACAGAGCGTTTCTTACGAACGTATTCTAAGATTTCAATACCATCATTATGAAACTCAGATAACTCTTGAGAGGTAGAGAAATGCTTTCCATACTTTTCTTTTTCTTGAGCGTAGATACTAAATAGTTTTTCCTGTAAAAGTAATCCTAAATCCATCTCATTTGACTTCTTTACAGTTCCTTCATACAGTTCTGTTAACCATTCCTGCATTACTTCATGAAGTGCTGTACCAAATACTGTATGAATAGATGGCTTATACTCCTGTAATCCTTTTACATACTTTAATGCCCATTGATGTGGACAAGTGTTGTAGGATAGAGTTTGACTATATGAGATTGATTTTTGATAGGTATAATCTATATTAGGCTTACAAAACTCTTTTATGATTTGAATATTCTTATTTACTTTCTTTGCCATTTGCCTTTAGCTTTTCAATTTCTCTATCCAAATACCATTTAGCTTTTTCTAATTCTTGTAATGTAGCATCTTTCTTACCAGCTCTGGCAATATATTTTAAAGTATTTCCTAAACAGAATCCTAAGTTCCAGGCTTCAATAACCTTAATTGCTTCATAGGGATTATCTTTTCCTCCATAGTGTTTTGGATGATTAACCATTTCTTTTTTTGGTTTATCTCCGTCAATAATAAACATTGCTTCTCTATCATTCATAATAACATTTTTATATAACTTTAATATAAGAAAAAAGGCTTGAAAAAACAAGCCTTTTATTTTAATTTATTAAAAGTATTATACTTAGAAATGTTACTGCTCCTGTTGTTACCTTCCAAAAAATACTGGAACGTTTAGTAGCTCTTAATTCTTTGTGTAAATCATCTGAAAGTTTTTCATATTGATTTATTTGTAATTCTTGAGTGTGAATGATTAATTTATTATTATCATCTTTATCTTTATAGAGAGAAATGATTGTATCCTTTTGTGCTTCTCTTGCTTGTAATTTAATAACTTTTTCTTGAGTAAGTTTTAGTTCTTCTTTACATCCATCTCCTATAATTAAATCTTTTACTACAAGTTTTGCAATTGGAGTATTAATCTTTACTTTCGTTGTATCTTTCTGCGAAAAACTGCTCAAGCTCAGAAGCAGTATAGGTACCAATAGTATTAACCTTTTCATCTGTTTGTTTTTTTATTATGTTTATATTCTTATCAATATAATGAATTTCTTTTGAGATTCCAAATACCTTTTGTTGTACTGAATCTATTTTGGTTGTTATTTTTTTATCAACTGATTTAGCAGAATCTACTGTTGTCTGTAGTTGTTCGATTTTTTGCTTATAACCTCTAACATCAGTTTTAATTCCCTGTGTTGTAAATACCATATACCCTAATAGAAGTATAGCAATTAGTAATAATATATTTTGTTTATTCTGTAACATTTCTTTCTCCTTTATGTTTATCTAATTTATCTAAGATTTGAGTTAGTAATTCATTATGCACTACACCTACCATTGAGGCATTTTTTAGAATAGAGATTAATTGGAATACTAAGAATGGAGCCATGATAGTTTCACTTAACCAAGAAGTTCCAGTAAATCCTTTTTCTATTGTTAGAATAGCAGATAACATTACTATCCAAAATCCAAATGTTTTTAATACTTTTAATGCTTTGCGAGTTTGAAAACCTTCTTTTTTTACTCCGGACCATACACCAAAAAATCCATCAGCAAATACTACAAATGCTACTGAAAGATATTGTTCAATGTTGTCCATTGTTAGCTCCATAAAATAGGAACTTATAAATGCTAATGCTGTTGTCAATGTAAGTGTAATTATTAATGAGGCTTTCATCTTATATGTAACTATTTTACAAATTCGTAATATTTTTTAGTTTTCTGGTTTCTATCTTCAAGACCATGTGTACCTCCATTTATACGTTTTGTAAGAGCTAGAATGGCTGCATCGTTTATTCCTTGA